TGATCAGGCTATGGAGATGGAAAATTTAACACCTAACGGAAGTGAAGGAATAAATGACTAACATCCTTACATTCTCTGCTGAACTAACTGCCAATGTAGAAGAACGCACAATCTCAGGCAAGATAGTTCCAGCAGGTACAGGCGAGATTGGAAACACATCCGCTGGTCGAGTGGTCTTTGAAAAGGGTGCAATAGCACTTCCAGAAGATCCTAAGACAATTAAACTACTAAACCAACACGACATGAAGCAGCCTTTAGGTAAGGCCACATCTTTTACAACAGATGATGATGGCATCTATGCCAGCTTCAAGATCAGCCGCAGTAACCGAGGTACAGAAGCTTTGATCCTTGCCGAGGAAGGACTGCAAAGCGGTCTGTCTGTAGGTGTAGAAGTACTTAAATCAAAAATGAAGGCTGGCGTTATGCATGTATCAGCTGCCAACCTATTTGAAGTTTCATTAGTAACAGAGCCAGCCTTTAAGTCTGCTCAGGTTATTGATGTCGCTGCTGAGGATACTCCAGAAGCAGTAGAAGAAATCCAACCAACAGAAAGCGAGACAGCTGTGGAGAATACTCCAGAGACAGTTGCAGCACCAGTAGAGGCAGCAGCGGTTGAAGCTGCTCGTCCTGTTGTTACTGCAACAACATTTGTGCGTGAGCGCATTGCACCAATCACATCAGCACAGTACCTAGAAGCAAACATCAAGGCAGCTCTTGGTGATGACGAGGCTCGCCGCACAGTTCGTGCAGCAGATGACTCAACATCAACAAACACTGGTCTTACACTTGCACCACACCTAAACACATTTATCACTGATACATTTACTGGCCGTCCAGCATTTGAAGCAGCAACTCGTCAAGCATTATTGCCAGAGGGTATGTCATTCACAGTGCCACGCCTTTACACAAACGCATCTTCAGCTGACACTGCTCCAACAGTTGCAGACACAAACGAAGGTTCAGCACCATCTGAGACAGGAATGACATCTGCTTTCGACACAGTAAATGTTAACAAGTTCAGTGGATTGCAGCGCGTAAGTTTTGAGCTCGTGGACAGATCTCAGCCAGCGTTCATGGAACTAATGATGATCGAACTTCGCAAGGCATACGAGAAGGCAACAGATACAGCACTTCTACAAGCTTTTGTTGATAGCGGAACTACAGCAACAGGTGTAGCAGCAACAGCAGCTGGACTACAATCATTTATCTCTGTTGAAGGTGCAGCAGCATACAAGGGTACAGGCGGAGACTTTGCTAACAAGCTAGTTGCTTCGACTGACCAATGGGCAGCAATCACCGGCTACGCGGATACCACTGGACGAGCACTGTATTCAGCACAGGGTGCAACATACAACGCAGCAGGTAACGCAGTCGCAACATCTGTTCGTGGAAATGTTCTTGGAACTGACTTGATCGTTGATCACAACTTAGGAGCAGGAGTTATTGACAACTCAGCGTTCTTAGTTGCTCCATCATCTGTGTACTGCTGGGAATCACCACAGACACAACTTCGCGTTAATGTTTTGACAACAGGCGAAATCGAAATCAACCTTTACGGATACCTAGCAATTTACTTGGCTAAGTCCGGCAAGGGTGTTCGCAAGTTCAACCTAGCTTAATAGGTAACTAAGTCGCTCTAGGGGGTCAGTAGCCCTCTGACTCCCTAGAGTCTTTAGAAAGGATCATCATGGCATTAACTACAGTTGCAGAGCTTCGCTCCACACTGGGTGTTGGCACTTTATACACAGATGCAGTCTTAGAATCTGTCTGTGATGCTGCCGATGCAGTTCTTTTGCCTATGCTCTGGACTAACACTAACTATGCTGTGTCACATTCTAATGTTGGCACAGTGGGCACATTGTACTTTGATGAATCAGTTGAAAATGTTTACTATGTAGGACAAGAGATAACTGTATCTAAAGCAGGTTCCAGATTTAATGGAACAAAAACAGTTCTAAGTGTTGGTGAATACTCAATCACAGTAACAACAACACACACAACTGATACACCTAAGCACCCTTTTAATCCTTTTGCTGAAGTTGCTGGTCGCACTTATGTGGACTGGACTTTAGATCAAGCAGTACAGAACGCAGCTTTGATGATCGCTGTTGAAATCTGGCAAGCACGCACCGCCACTTTGAGTGGCTCAAATGCCATTGACTTCCAGCCCTCACCTTACCGAATGAGCGCACAGCTACTCGCTAAGGTCAGAGGATTGATCGCACACGCACTTGCACCAACATCGATGGTGGGATAATGCCAGTTGCAGTCACAACACTTAGAACCACTTTAGCAACTGCCTTAGTTGACAATGCTAAGTGGCAGACTTTTGCCTTTCCACCGGCAACAGTCCTTGCTAACTCTGTGATCGTGTCTCCAGATGATCCTTATCTGACACCTAGCAATAACCAGCACATTACTATCAGCCCAATGGCTAACTTTAAGATTATTATGACTGTGCCTTTGTTTGACAATGAAGGCAACCTAAACGGGATTGAAGATACAGTCTGTGGCGTGTTTGCAAAGCTTGCCGCATCATCTTTGACCTATAATGTAAGCGCAATAAGCGCACCTAGTATTCTCAACGCTGCTTCGGGTGACCTACTCAGCTGCGAGATGTCCGTATCAATCCTAACGAGTTGGAGCTAAACATGTCCGAGTGGGAACAAGAAAACGCTGACTTCCTGAAGAAAATCGGGCAAGTAAGCACACCAGCACCAAAGCCAGTAACTACTAAGAAAGACGAGGAATAATCTCATGGCTGTATTTCTAAATAACAAGGTCGGCGTGAAGATCAACTCTGTCGATCTTTCTGACCATGTCACAGCAGTAACAATCAACCGCGTATTTGATGAACTAGAAGTAACTGCAATGGGTGACTCATCTCACAAGTTCGTAAAGGGCTTAGAGTCATCAACAGTAACAATCGACTTCCTAAACGACACAGCCTCAGCAAATGTATTGGCAACGCTACAAGCTGCATGGGGAACTACAGTAACAGCAGTATTTCTACAGGAAAAGGGAACAGCAGTATCTGCTACAAATCCTCTCTACACTGTATCCTTGCTAGTCAATAACACAACAGACATTAATGGTGCTGTTGGAGACATTGGCACACAGTCAATCACATTTACTGCTAACTCAACAATTGCAGTAGCATCTACAGGTACATTCTAAACAACTAACAAAGGGGCAAACGATGGCAAAGCTAAAAGTAACAAGGACAGATGGATCAGTTGGTGAATACACCATCACTCCATTGGTGCAGTACGGGTTTGAGATCTGGGCTAAGAAGGGATTTCATAAATCTCTGATTGAAGATCAGTCTCAGACTTCGATCTATTGGCTTGCTTGGGAATGTATTAGAAGGTCGGGTGAAACCGTTAAACCTTTTGGAGAACTCTTTATTGAGACTTTGACTTCGGTCGAAGTATTAGAAGACGACCCTTTGGTTTAGGGCGCGACTCGATCACCTATCTGATTGCTAAATTAAGTGTCAGACTCGGGATCGCGCCACAACATTTATTAGAGCTAGATGAGGCAATGCTAAGGAACTTAATCCGAGTTCTTGAAGATGAAGCGAAGGAGATCAGAGATGCCAGCAACATTAAAAGGCGGCGTTGAACTTCGCAAGGCATTAAGACAGTTTGCTCCAGATTTAGCCAAAGAAACACAAAAAGAACTAGGCGCATTATTAAAGCCAATTACTGCTAAGGCTAGAGGCTTTATTCCTTCGACTGCACCTTTATCTGGCTGGGCTAAGCCAAGCAACGGTTCATGGGATCGCTTGCAATGGTCATCGACTGCTGCCAAGCGTGGCATTGGTTACAAGACAACACCATCAAAGCCAAACCGATCAGGCTTTCGCTCTCTAGCTCGTATTGTTAACTCATCTGCCGCTGGCTCTATGTATGAGACTGCTGGGCGCAAGAATCCTCAAGGCAGACAACAGGCTCCACAGTGGGAAGTTAAAGTAAAGAGCAATCCTAACTATGGAAAAACCATTAGATCAGGATCTAAAGATCAATCTAAGAGTAATAACCCTAATGCAGGACAACAGTTTATTGATGCATTAAATAACACAGGAAGAATCGTTGATGCTTATAAGCGTGAGCAAGGGCAAGCAGGTCGAGCCTCTCGCAAGATGAAGGGTCGAGCAATCTTTAGAGCGTGGGCAGAAGATGGCGGCAAGACTAACGCTGCTGTAATTAAAGCAATCGAAGCATCTGCTGCAAAACTTAATGCGACTGCTAAGGCAAAGAGGTAATCATGGCCGATGTAAAAATTGACATTGCAACGGAATTTACTGGCAAAAAGGCATTTAAGCAGGCAGAAACTGCAACCGACAAACTAAGCAAGGGTGTAAAAAATCTTGCTAGAAATGTTGGCTTGGCTTTCGGTACTGCTGCTGTTGTCAACTACGCAAAGGCATCTGTTAGAGCTGCTGCCGATGACCAGAAGGCACAGACTCAATTAGCACTGGCCTTAAAGAATGTTGGACTAGCTCGCGATGCTGCAAGCACAGAGCAATACATCAATCGCCTAGAGACTGAGTTTGGAATCCTCGATGATCTTTTGAGGCCTGCCTATCAGAGGCTCGCGGTCGCCACAAAGTCATCTGCTGAAAGCCAGAGACTCCTAAACCTTGCCTTAGACATTTCAGCCTCTACTGGCAAGGATGTCAATGCAGTCACTACAGCCTTGAGTCGCGCCTATCTAGGCAATAACACAGCACTTACTCGATTAGGTGTTGGACTTACAAAGGCTGATCTAAAGACTAAATCCTTTGAGGAAATCACAACACAGTTAGCAGATACCTTTGCTGGATCTGCAACAGCTGCTGCTAACACATTCTCAGGCCAGTTGGCAATCCTTTCAGTAGGCGCAGCTAATGCTTCTGAGATCATCGGTACTGGCCTTATTGATGCCCTTACTGAATTAGGCGAGAATACTTCTGCTGCCGATCTAGCCAATAACATGAAACTTACTGCAACCTACATTGCAGATGTTATTCGTGGAGTGGGAACCCTCGGTGGCAAACTTAATGAGATCCCAATCATCGGTGATCTGAATGTTGGCATGATCCCTATCCTCGGCTCATACATCGAGTTGCTTCGCGAGGCTGGCAAAACTACAACTATCCGCAACCCTAATGAACACATGGCTAGAGCGCCACAGCTTAAAGAAGAGCGCGCTGCTATTGCTTTGACTAAGACAAGCAACAAGTTAAAGAAGATTGATAACGATGCAACTACTCGCAAGATTGTGCTTACAGGCGATCAGTTAGCCCTTCAAGAATTAGAAAAGAAGTTTGATCTAGAGCGCGTTGGACTTTATGCGGCTTTAAATCAAACTACTGAAGACGAAACAAAAATGCGCCTTCTATCTTTGGTTGCCATTCATGACCAGAATTCAGCCTTAGCAGGAATGATCAAGAAGGCTAACGAGGCAGAAAATGCTTTTGCAACCCTTGTAGAAGCTTTACGAGCAACTATCCGTTCAATGCTTGACAGCATCAAGCCACAGGTTCAACAGCTTCAGCAGATGACTCAATCTCAATCGGGATTCGGTTCTGGTGCAAACACTCCTATTGAAGAACAAAGAGCAATCGTACGCGAGAAGTTAGATTTAGGTATGCCTAACCTTTCAGCACTTCAGAATCTATTAGCTGCTCAGGGAGTGCCGGGCTATTCTCGCACTAGCTTTGACTCACCATCTGTCACAGTAAATGTCACAGGATCAGTCACAACAGAGCGCGATCTAGTCGCAGCAATTACTCAAGGACTTTACGCTCAGCAGGCTTCTGGTACTCCAGTAAATTACAGTACGGCTTACTAATGGCACTACCAGCAACCCCTATTGTAAAGATCAACCTAACTGGTGGAGCCTCATTTGGTGAAGCCTTTGTCTTGGGTTCATCTCGTCTAGGCTTTGCTGAGTTTGCTTCTGGTTCTACTGTCATTGTGGATGTATCTGCTCAAGTCTCTAAGATAGATACTCGCAAAGAGCGCAACTTATTTCAAGACAAGTATCTCTCAGGCACAGCCACAGTGCGAATCCTTGATCAAAATGGTGACTGGAATCCACAGAATACATCTAGCCCTTACTACCCTAATCTTGTGCCTCTACGCTCTATTCAGATTTCAGCCAATTACTCATCTACAAACTATCCGATTTTTAAGGGTTACATAACTGAGTATCTTTACACTTTTCCGACATCTCAGGAAATCGGCTATGTCGATCTCATTTGTTCAGATGGATTTAAGCTGCTGTTCAACTCCAATGTCACTACCGTCACGGGACAAGCTGCTGGACAAGACACAGGCA